CCATACCGCGCTGTTCAAGCTCGGCAAGCAAATCTTTGGCAAGGTTATCCTCGCCACGCCCAAAGGCCGCTGTTACATGGTTCTTGATTAATGAGCCATGCCCTGCTTCAGTAAGCCATTGAAAGGCTTCATCAGCACGGTCTTTGGAAATGCTGGCACTGTAATAAGGTGAAACACTTATTTCACTACCATCATCCATTTTTAACTGAGACATACCATGCTCATCCATCGCGGCTGGGAGTAAATCCTCAGCAATTTTGCGATGTTCACGCTTGGCATCTTTCAGCTCTTCTTCTAGATCAGCGATCCGTTTTTCCAAGGCAAGTTGTTGTTTGCATAGGTTACTGATAGTGCTGATACCAGATTGATTTATGCTGGTTAGGTCTCCAGCCACACTTTCAAAGTCCATTTTGGACCTCCTTCCTATGGTACAAGTCCACTTCCAAAGGGTAGTAGCGTTCTTCTAACCTATCCCACTTGAGTGCTTTGAACCTACCATTGTTACGCCGCGCCGCTTCTGCACAGGCAATACCAATGCACAAAGGGTCACCAGATAACAAAATGTAATCCTCGTCACAAAAGTTGCGAAGGCCACGATGAATCCTACGAACCGTCGGCTGAGTGCTAAATGAAACTTGCTCCTTGGCAGGAACAAGTATTTGCAAGTCACCAAAAGCAACTGCATCTGTGATATCTCTACCACGCACTTCTTGTGTTATGTAGACTGTCACGGCTTTCTACTCCGTTTGCTTTCTACGCTGGGCAGGATTACCCAACACCCCTACATTACACTTTTATATATAGGGGTAAAACATAAAAGTTATCGTTACGATTAATCCGATATTTTAATATCAGATATCTGATATCTGGGTTTTATCCAAAAACAAATACTTACTTTGACTGGCCGCGCGGATTAAAAACAGATACAAAAACATATGCAGTTTTTTGCGTTCGGTGCTATTATACAAAAGTACCCATTAGAAAGCGGTGTTATGCGTTACAAATTTAAATTCCAGCCCTATGAGCACCAACTCGAGGCTTTGAAAAAATCTTGGAACAAGCCAGAATTTGCCTACTTCATGGATATGGGGACAGGTAAATCAAAAGTGCTTATTGATAATATGTGTGTGCTGTATGACCGAGGTGAGATTACGGCGGCATTGATAATCGCCCCCAAAGGTGTATACAGAAACTGGGAAAAAGGTGAACTGCCCACGCACATTCCAGACCATGTTATGTATGACACAGTGCTGTGGAATCCTAGCCAAACCAAAACACAACTTGAAAAACAAAAGACCCTGTTTTTCCCGGATGATAACCTCAAGATCTTTGTTATGAATGTTGAAGCCTTCAGCACAAAGAAGGGTTGCGATATTGCTGAGCGTTTTATCAATGCTCACAAATGTCTTATGGCTGTAGATGAAAGCACTACCATAAAAAGCAAGGATGCTAAACGCACTAAGAACATTGTGAAGATAGGCAAAAACGCTACCTTCAAACGCATACTAACGGGGTCACCAGTAACCAAAAGCCCTATGGATTTGTATACACAATGTGAGTTCCTTGATCCATGGTTACTTGGCCATAGTAGTTACTTTAGCTTCCAATACGAGTATGCCGTGGTGCAACGCCGCACAATGGGAGCACACAGTTTTAACCAAGTAGTAGGATACCGTAACCTTGATAAACTCAACGGTGTTCTAGAAAACTTCAGTTTCCGTGTAAAGAAAGAAGACTGCTTAGACCTGCCCGATAAAGTGTATATCAAACGAAGTGTGGAACTTACCACTGAGCAAAAATCGGTATACTCAAGCCTTAAAACATTTGCCCTTGCTATGCTTGAGGAAGGTTCTGTAACCACAGATACAATCCTTACGCAACTGCTCAGGCTACAGCAAGTTTGCTCAGGCCATGTGCGAATGGACGATGGTGAAATGAAAATATTTGATTCAGCTAAGTTACCTGAACTAATGTCCGTTCTAGAAGAAGTTGATGGTAAGGTTATCATTTGGGCTAACTTTACACATGACATTAAGAATATTGAGCAAGCCATTGCAAAAGTTTACGGCGAACAATCAGTAGCCACTTATTACGGTGAAACCGAGAGTGATGAGCGACAGGAAATTGTTAACCGTTTCCAAGACCCTAACGACCCATTGACTTATTTTGTAGGGCAACCACGGACAGGTGGTTATGGCCTAACATTGACAGAAGCTAAAACGGTGGTGTATTACAGCAATAACTTTGACCTTGAAATACGGTTACAAAGTGAGGATAGAGCGCACCGTATCGGGCAAACTAGCAAAGTGACATATATTGATATTGTAGCGGAAGATACAGTTGATGAGCGTATCTTGAAAGCCTTGAGAAATAAAATCAATATAGCAAGCCAAGTCCTCGCAGAAGACTTTAGGGATTGGATTGTTTAGTTCTGTTTGCTTTTCATAAGCCAAACGAAACCAAACAGTAATGCCGCTCCAGTAAGAACTGCTAAAATGATTACTACTATTTCAACAAACTTTTGCCTACGCTCACGCTGTCGGTAAATTGTTTCTTGGCGTTGTTTACGGATTTGACCTTCCATTGCAATAAGCTCATCCCATGCTTTTGAACCAACGGTATATTGCAACCACTGTTTAAGTTCATCGCGTTGTGCTTGAGCTTTTTTCTTTGCGGCGAAGGCTTCTATCGCTTCTTGTTCTACAGACTTACTGCTGATTATTTTCTTAAAAATAGGTGGGTTTTTAGCTTCTTTTTCAGCTTGTTCAATATCGGAAAGCGCACCCATCCACCTTGATAAATCACTAGCCATAGATTCAAGGTCGCGACCTATGGCGAAACCTTTTTTAAGCGCACCAAAAGCCGCTGAAGCAGTCGCCATTGCGCTTACGGGATCCATAATTAGTTCCCTAGGAGGCTTCTTGCCGCATTTATAGGTCGATCAAACTGGGCAATACTGAATGGAGAAAAGGTGGTCGGTAGTTGAGGTACAGGCATTAAAGAGCCGATGCCTTGTAGATTTGTTCCACCGAGATTAGGAAATCGCTGTTGGGCTAATTGCATGACTTGTTGCAAAAAGGTATTTACCTCAGGCTCAATTTGATTAGAAGCCTGTTGTTTAAGGTACTCGCCTACAGGGTTCAGCACTTCCATTAAAGGATTATTAGCCGACAATAAACCACCACTATAAGTGCCTATGGATTTCTGTGGCAGTAATATATCAGCAGAAATTTTAGCTGGTCTACTCAGGTCTTTAGGCAGACGAAACCTTCCATCATCCATCGAGGGAAACCGAGTGAGTTGTGTTTCTAATCCCCCAATGCCAACTGCAGGAGTAGCGTTTTCATTTATATTAAAAGCCATTTACGCCTCCACTGCTCGCATACGGTCTACAAGCCGCTGTGCTCTGTTAGTAACTTGCTGATACCAGCGTGAGTCAACCATTTCATCAGCGGCTTTATTCCAATCCCGAGCATCTACACCAGCCTTCATTCCTTTAAATTTGCTGAGGCGTGGTCTGCCCATATTGAACATCATGTTTGCAATTATGTGTTGGACTTCTTCCGGAAGCGTTTCAAAATCTTCATAGAGCGTATTGCAGTCATCCAGTACAATACCCATGTCTGTATTGAATGCCTGTATGACACGAGCTTCGCTGACACTCGTCCCGACTTCTGCTCCATGCTCTGGATCCGTTTCGCTAATAAGATGGCCAATACCAAAAGTAGGGTAGCCAAGATGATCCAAGTAAATGTCATACCTACACCCCTCATCTGCTTCTATTTCTTTGCGTAATTGCTCTAAATTCATAACTTATCCTAAACTCATAATCCCTTGGCCACGGCTTGCTATTGCACCACCTATTTCATCACGGGGAAACAGAGAGGCATAGTCCGTGGAGCTTGGTTGTGTGGCAGGGGGCGTACTCGCTAACGGTATTTTAGGCAAACCTATATTAGCACTCGCTACAGGAGGCGCAGGAGCGGTTACAGGAGGCGTGACAGGCGCAGTAGCTACATCCGTAGTAGCCTCTGTTTCTAGAGCTGAGGTATCCCCCATAGCAGGAGCCATTTGGGTGCGTAATGTTTCTTCCTCCAGGGTTTCACTTTGGTCTACAAAACCCTTACGCATAGTGTCTAGTACGACGCCGTACACGGAATCTTTCCCAAGTCTAAACCACCCTCTATCATGGACTCTTTTCATTTGGCCTACAGATGGAGGAGATGCTAGGAACTTAGCCATAAGGTTGGCTTGCAGAACAGTTTTCAATGCCCCAAGTTCGAGAGCTTGCAATGCGGCAACAGTAGAAGCAGATTGCAAACTTGAACCTAAATCATCGAGTTTGTTTGTGTACTGTACATAAGTACGAAGATCCGCTAGCTCTTGCATATATTCAGGATGAGCCGCATTCTTAAACAAGGGCTGGAGGTTTTTGTACTCATCTTTGAATAACAAAAGTTTTTGCATTTCAGTGGAAAGAACTTTTGGATCAACAACATCTGCACCTAGATCAGTACTATAAGAAGTTGCTTTTTTAAGGATACTGTCAAAAATAGATGCTCGCATATTAAGCGCACGGTTGCTCAAAAACCCACCGCCCTCTGCAATAAACTTAGCAACTTCATTATCTGTCATATTGTTTATAAGCGTGATAGCCCGAGCACCGTTTGACATATCTCTAGCCAAGTCTGTTTGCACAGCATCTGACTGTATCCAAGCCGCCCGTTGTGCAATATCATCTATAGCCGCCCTATCTGCCGCGTTAGGGACAAGTTTTAAATATAGCTCAGGATCGTTTTCTTTCATTGTACGAATACGCTGAGCAATCAAATCAGGTTTAGCGGCAAGGTCTTGAAGAAAACCGTTTTGCACATCACGCATAAGTTGATTAGCGGCATCACGCCCTGCCGGAGTTTTAGAGGCACTGATCAACCAGTTG